CATATTTCTTATACAGGTCCATATAATCCAACACAGTCACACCAAGGATATCATACATCAATTGCTCTCGACCCATCAAGTTACTCTTGCGGTCGTGTACAACTTTCCAAGGGGACAACCTTTCTACATCTTTCTCCGTCAATAACTTTTTAATACGACCTACAATATAGGGTATATCAAAAAACTTACAGTTCCACCCTGTGACGATATCTACATCATACCTTTCCCAAAAGGTCAAAAACTTTTCTAAAAGTTCTGTTTCATTTTTACAACGAATATAGTTTACATCTTCTCTATCGTGTTCATAATCTTCAACACCCCAAACCAATATGCGTTTGTTAGCATAATTCTTTACTGTAATACACAGTATTTCTTCGGCAGATGCTGCGACTTCTGGAAATCCATTATCACAACGAACCTCAATATCTAATGATAGAATATTGAGTTTCTGTAAATCCCAATCGACTACACCCTTATAGTTATCTGCTATCCAGGTATAATGAAAACGCTCAAGACCATAGACCAACTCAGGTTGATCCTCGTATTGGTCAATAAAGTCTCTTGCTTTTGAAATGCCAGTTAGTTTGTAAGGACTTACATACTGACCTTCCAGGGTACGGGTATTTGTTTTCTTTTGAACCGGGACGTATAAAGTAGGCTCATACCTTACCTTATATTTGATTCGTGTCCCATCTTTGATTTCACGCACAAGAAGTGCGTTACCCCGTTGCAATACATTGATGTAGAAATTGCTACTCATATGTATTCATTATATCAGGAGTTTTTCGATTTGTCAATCCAATTATCACGGTCCATGAACAACTTTAGGACTTCGGTAGTAATACTCTTACCGGCCTTTTTCAGGTCTTTCTGTACAGGTTTTGCCGCTGCTTTGGACAGCGTTGCTTCTATGCCCATCAACCCCGGAGTGGAGTTGACTTCGATAAAATATGGTTTATCTTTTTCTCTATTCTTTGCTGGAATAAAGTCTACACCGCAAAGTTTTCCTTGAGTCATCTCTGCCGCACGTATTGCTTCCGATGCTTCGAGTTTTGTCAACTCAAATGGTTCTGGTTCTGATCCTTGTGATACATTACTTCTAAAGTCACCTTCTACTATAGGTCGTTTGATAGCCCCCATAATATGACCTGCGGCCACGATAACCCTAACATCATAAGGAGTTTTTATCCACTCCTGTAATAGAATATCAATATAAGGATCTTCTCTATATAACAACTGAACTAGCCCATAAAGAGACTTTTCACTTTCCACCCACATTACACCAATACCCCTAGAACCAACAGCAGTCTTTAGGATAACTGGATACTTTACACCAACACCCTTCAACTCGTCCATTGCAAACTTGGCACCTTCCGCATGAGATATACGAACAGTTTTTGGCGTATTGAAATCATGTCGTTTGAACATAATTTGATTTAGCCATTTGTCTTTACAAATATTATGACAAGTTGTAGAATTGATTACAGTAAACCCATCATGCTCTAATGACTGTGCCATAACATACCAGGAGTTGGCTCCCGTCTTTACACTAGAACCAAGGCCTCTGACCATAATCAAAGTGTTTTCTGGGTCTAACTCTACAGGTGATGCATACTCGATATCACTTTTCATATCGGGCAATTGAGCTTGACCCTTTTCATCAACTTCAAACGAGTTTACAAACTTCTTTCCGTCTTTCTGTGAAAGATAAGCACCAGAAAACTCACCTAGGAATACTTCTATACCCAGTTCTTTTGCTTTCTTTCTAATAAGAGGTCCTGTCTCATTCGGATCCAGAGGATCGTCATGTGAAAGAATAACCAACTTATATGGTTTTTCTGACTCTTGTATTGGTTGCCTTTCTTCAGCCAAAATTGTTCTGGCTTTCCGAATCATCGAAAAAGGTTTACTCATGTCACTATTTATGACAGTAACATATTTTTCGTTGGGACTTCAATACCTGACCCAAAAGACTTACGCCAACCATCTGCTACCTCATCTGTAGGGTCTGAAGTTGTTACTACCCAATCCCTAGGTATCTGAAATGATTTTGATTTACTCCAGGGTTGCCAGGGTACCATCCCCATTTGTACCTGATTGCCTCTACCATCAGACATGGGCATGAGTACCGCTGGACCCTCCACATTTATGTACTCTTGATTTTCACTTTCCACTTCACCGATAACATCTTCACCGGATCTCATTCTAAATAATTTAATCATTCTACTCGCTTCTTCCCTATATTATATTTTGTTTCTAAAATCCACTCATCTTTTTCTTTGAAACTCAACACCTTTATTTGTGATAACGGTGCCTTTGGTTCATCTAAACCGATAATTTCTATCAAGTCCCAATCTGCTAACAATCCTGCAATAGTATTCCTACGTTCAATATCATTTTGTGATAGGTTCGTTGGTTTACCATCTAACGCAAACAATTCTTTAAAATGGACAATATAGTAACGTCCTTGTTTGTGCAGTATATGGCATGATTGATATAGTTTTCTCTCCTTTCTAGATGCAACACCTATTCGGGATAATGTCTCACGGACTTTTAGGAAATCATCGGGGTCGTTGAGTCGAACCTCTAGCATTAAGCCAGGATCCCAATCAAGTTTTTCCATGTTTTCCACCTCGACTTATTATAGTTTTTATTTCTTCAAGTTGGTCATTATTAAGTATTTCAAGGGCCTGTTTAGCCTTCTCATTACTATAACCATAGTATTCTTTCACATATTCAAGATTCTTTATCTTGCTGGACCTAAGCCATTTACTAAATCTTTTTTTAGGTCGTATACTATTTAGAAAAAATTGGAACTGTAACTTCTTATCGAGGTGGTGCATCTTGTTCATTTCATTGGCATACAACAGGCACTCTGGAAATGAACTCAATGCTTTGTTCACAATATATGTTGGGTACTTCTTTTCCCAAAGGCCATCGTCATCCGCCATAAGGTCTTCCTTCTTATGGTTGATGGCGTTTAGATAGTCTTTGAGCTCGTACATTATCGATCCATAATGTGTTCTGTTATTACAGATTCAACAATATGTCGCATAACTTTATATGGGTCTGCATTACTTGCCGGACGTCTATCTTCAAGATAACCTATCCAGTTATTGTCAACAGTATATATAGGGATACGGATACTAGCACCCCTATCACTAACGCCGTAACTAAACTTTTTAATTGATTGAGTCTCATGTTTTCCTGTTAACCTTTTACTATTGTCTGAACCATAAGCCTTTATAGCGTCTTTGTGCCAAACCCCTAGTTGCTTACAAACGCCTTCAAACAAACCTTGGCCGCCGGTAGTTCTCATCTCATGGTTAGAAAAGTTTGTGTGCATACCAGAACCATTCCAGTCACCCTTCTGAGGTTTGGGATGAAAATTAATACTCACACCTTTCATTTCTGCAATACGTTGTAGAATGTATCGACTCATCCATAAGTCATCACCGGCACGAATACCAGCACCCAGTACTTGATACTCCCACTGACCCAAAGCAACTTCTGCGTTTGTTCCAGTGATACCAATACCAGCATTCATACATGCTTCTGTGTGTCTATCTACAATCTCACGGCCGACTACGTTATCAGCACCAACACCACAATAGTAATCACCTTGTGCTCTGGGTTTACCACCTCTCGGCCATCCTAGAGGACGACCATCTTTGTACATGAAATATTCCTGTTCAAAACCAAACCACCACTCATCACTAATAAGATTCTGACAATGTGTTCTCGTATTTGATTCATGTGGTTCATGGTCTGCCTGTAATACTTCACACATCACATAAGAACCTTCTAACCCAGCAGCCGTTCTAGCTCGGGTTGCATCTGCACGAACTCTGTCGATGGTATGATACTCTGCAACTGGATTCAAAATACAATCTGATTTATCACCTGTCGCCTGTTGTGTAGATGATCCATCAAATGACCAAACATCTGCATAGTCATCTACTTTTACTTTACTTCTTAAACTTGGTTCCGGTTTATAACCGTCAAGCCATACATATTCAAATTTCATTATTTTGTCTCCGTCGACCATTTACCCTCTGCTTGTTTAATACAGAGTACTCCTACAAAATTAAAGTTTTGCCAGAATGGTTGGACTATTTCAAAACCAGCAGACCGACACATTCCAAGCGTTTCATCTAACGTCAGAGGTTTCATCATATGTCGTAGATTCTGTTCTTTATCCAACAACTCCTCTGCACTATAAAACTGTCGTTTATAATCGTAGTAACAGAACTGCATCATTTCCTGAACCAATGAATTCTCACTATGAATTTTCTCAGCAAATATAAACGCCCCACCCTTTACAAGTGATTCATAAACACGTTCAACAATAACCTGTCTATTTCTTTTCGGCATAAACTGTAATGAAAATATTGATGTGGTTAAACAGTTATTGATTGCTCCTGTTACCCAATTAAAACCTCTCACATCAGTTTTATAAAATTTTAAATGTTCTTCATCTACCAATTCACTATGAAAATCTTCCTCAATTTCAATACCCTTATAACCCACTTTAGGTGCAAACACATCATTCTGTGCTTTCATCGCCTTCAACAGTTTTCCTGTTGAGCAACCGATATCAACTACAGAACAACCATCTTCTACAAAGTATTCTGAAAACTTTAGAACATCGTTCCAAAGATTAGAATATCCACGAACCGACTGGTCAATATGAGAATCGAACCCTTCTTCCGCTTGTGCAAATGTAAATTTAGTCATAACTTAATACCTTATTATACACGGATGTAGCCAAACTTGCAATACATTTCGGAGCAACCATCCGTCCAATTCGCTCCGCCTTTTGATTAAATGTACCTTCTAACTTAAAGTCCTCAGGTAGTCCCTGGACTCGTTTCAACTCGGGTATCGTTAGTTTTCTATCATAGGCATAGTGTATCACTCCAGACAAACCCTTCTGCTGTCCCTGCTGTGTTATAGTGGGACTTGGTAAATCTGGACAAGGTCGTATCAGATTAAATAAACTCTGATTGGGATGATACTCTGAACCCTTTACTTGTCTTTCTGGATTCTTGGGCAGTTTAGGTATCCATTCATTTAGAAAACCTTTTTTCACTGCGTCATATAATTCTTTTACTTCTTCGTGGTCATTTTCCACATCGTCTATAGCCTCAAACAAAGAAACGTGTTCTTTATATGTCGGTGCTGGATAAACACTTTCAAGCGTCATAAAGTTTAAAGAAGTCTTTTCTAATATATCGTTTCTTATTGCTACAAAGAAACATCTTTCCCGACCCTGAGGTGTCCCATAGTCTGCCGCATTGAGAGACTTACCTACTGCCGTATAACCAATGTCTTGAAACGCATTGATGATACGATTAAAGTATTCCTTTGCCTTACCAAACATTATTGACTTTACATTCTCGCCAATAATAACTTTAGGTTGTATATCGTTAGCAACACGAATAAACTCAAAGAACAAATCTTCAACGCCTTTGACCTTTCCCTTGTCACTATAATTCTTTTCTTTACCCCAACCTTTCTCCCTACGTCCAGCAATACTGAAAGCAGAACATGGAGGCGAACCATCTAATATATCCAGTTCACCTTTTCCTAGTGAAGTCATATCCAACAAGTCACCACCAGTCAGATAATTAATGTCACCATCAACAAACGGTGTGCCTGGATAGTTAGACAAATAAGTTTCTTGAGCAGACTCTACAAACTCATTGACACATAAGATGTCTCCGCCAGCAAGTTTGTAACCTGTAGACGAACCACCGCCACCAGCAAAGGTAGAGATAACCGTAAACAGTTTTCTCTCTGCCGATTGTTTTACATCTTCTAAAGTGTATGGATCATATTTCACTTAAAGTCACACTGGCTCATTATTTCTGTAAGACACGCCAACAAGTTTACTTCCGGGTCCGCTACAAAAGCAGAATAATATTGGTACTTGCCCAATACTAATACTGCCGCCGGAATACTTGCAGGGTGCATATACTGATAAAGTGTTTCATAAATTCTACGAAATACTTTTACTGGATCGTTATCAATATTATCAACAACCCACTTTCTAACTTTACTAAATTCTTTACCCTTCAAATGAGTCATCAGTTCCTTCATATTGACTTCGCCAATATTTACAAGGATACCTGAGTCTATCGTACCCGATACACTATAACGCTGTAACTCATTCAACACTCTCCTAAAGTCTGGAAAGTGTTTCATTATCAGTTCGGCAACTACTTCATCCTCAAACCCAATACCTTCACTTTTTAGAATCGACTCAACACGATTCATAAACTGTGATGCTAGTTGTGCTTTGTTACCATTTATCTTAAACTCAATAACTGAGCATCGAGAATGTAATGGTTCAATAATTCTATTCTTGTAATTACAAGTAAAAATAAACCGACAGTTCTTATGGAATTCTTCTATGAACCCACGCAGTGCCGGTTGTGTTGAGGATGGGTTGAGGTAATCTGCCTCATCTAAAATAACAACCTTGTATCCGCCCTGCAACGACACAGTGGACGCAAAGGATTTTATTTTATTTCTTAATACATCAATGCCCGATTCTTCTGATCCGTTTATTACCATATAGTCTGCGTTCAATTCTTCACACAGAGCTCTGGCAACCGTGGTCTTACCAACACCAGAACCGCCAGCCAAAAGTAGATTAGGAATCTCTTTTCGGCCGACGAATTCTAAAAATGTATTTTTTATTCCCTGCGGTAAAACGCAATCAGTTATCGTTTTCGGACGGTACTTTTCTACAAAAAGGAAAGTGTTTCTCATCAAATTTATCTCTCTCGCCGCACCAAGGACAGTACCATTTTCTGTCCATTGGTAAAAACTCTTGTACTGCTATCGACCACCAACCACTACAGTGCCGACACACAAAATGATATAAAATTTCGTGACTAGTCTGAGGGTTGCTCAAGTGCAATCCAATAGTCAACATCTTTGACTGTATTAGTCCAATGAGATACTAACGCCTGTGACGAAACACTAACATCATAATTGCCCGGAATCACTTTCAAGTTTTCTGCTTTGAAATTGAAATTGAATGCTTCTGTAGCTCGGTCATCAATTTTCTCAGAAAAACTATTAGACGTTGGATTTTTCAAATCTGCAACACTAACGGTTGCGGGTACATCACCCTGGATTTTGTTAATAACAACATCAGGCAATTGCATTACTGCTGAGGCCTTCAATACATTAGATAATGTATCTTGCGAGATATTTAACTGTACATCTGTATCTGGTGCATTAAAAGTATCTGGCGGAGAAATCAGAATAGAAGGATCGGAGAAGAAATATTTGATTTTTGCTCCACCACCATTGATAGTCAAATAACTATCGTTAAATTCTAATTCGGGATCGCCTACCAGAGACATCACACCAAGAAATTCTGTTAGGTCATAAATACCAAAATCTCTCGGGAACGCTTCTGTAATACTTGCTTGCGCCAAAATGTTTTTCATTGTAGACATGGTACGAACCTTGTCTCCTTCCTTAATCAAAATATTTTGATTAATATTGGAAAAGTTTTTCAATACATCTATTGTTTCACTACTTAACTTCATCTTCACTCTCCTGCTCATGTATATGGAGCATCATAATACCATAATGTAAAATCTTCATAAGGTCATCTTTATTCTTGCCGCCTTTACGGCCATATCGTTGAGCATACTTTAAAATGTTGCCCATACAAAATCCCGAACCATGACCACATTCTTCAATGAACTCCATGGCTTGAAATCTGTTTTTTGAATAATGTAATTGATAGGTGTTATCAATATACGTTCTCAATTCTTTCAGTGAAACATTTTCACTAAACTTGTAAATATTTTCTGGAATCTTTGCCACTTTCATAATAATAACACCTTTTTCACCAATTGTCAATAATAATTATTAGGGTAGAATTTTCTATTTGCTTCTTCCACACCTGGGTCGGTCAATGCAACTAATACTGCTAGGGCCCCGACCAAAAACAGACCCAAAATTAACATGATTTTTTTTCTCCTAAGAAATGGGTGGGGGCAGGATAGATGTGCTACTGGCGGGTAGCAGAGCTTTCTTTAAGGGCCTCTCCAAGCATCAGGTGGAGGCTCCCAGTTACCCAAGAGCCGCACCCCCATATATTATTTTTTAACTAATTTTAATTAGTTTAGGTTTCTTCTCCTCTGGAACTACACGCTCTATTTTTACATAAAGCATACCCTGTTCCATCTTCGCTTCTTGCACAACTGCATCATCTGCCATAGACCAAGTCCTGGAAAACTTACGTTGTGAAATACCACGATGAACAAGAAATGGTGCATTATTATCATTTACCATTTCAGCATCTTCTTTTTCATTATCTTTTGTCGCGACTACCAATTTACCTTCGATAGTTTTGACTTCGATATCCTTCTTGTCGTAGCCTGCCAACGCGACTTCAACCTGCCATTTGTTTTCCTCTAACTTACGAATATTGTAAGGGGGGAAATTGGTAGTTGTGTGTAGTTGGTAGTGGTCATTCAGTCTGTCGAAAAGACTATCAAAACCTACAAAGTGTGGGGCCAGTGCGGCCGTATCGAAAAGATTTGCTAATGCTCTGCTTGTAACCATTTTAAGTTACCTCCTATATGTAGCAAGGTTGATGAGAAACCCCGAAGGCATTCCTCAGTAGTATTTATAATACTATCACAAAAAAGATGATCTGTCAAGGCTTTTTTTTGATCAAAATAAAATCAAATATGCTAGCATAAAAGCAAAAAAAGCATAGGTTACTTGCCGCAAAAGAAACTTTAATCCTTGGATAGACACGTGCGCAAGTTTCAATGAGTTCATCCTACCGCGATCATAATTAATCATCGCTGCTCGCCTCAACTCTGTTCTAACCGGTAGCGGAAGTGGTGGATAATTCTTGGCTTCCCAATCACTAAAAGATGGGCCCTCCATACATGCTTCTTTAAAAGCAGTGTCATAAACCCTCTCCATTTTCCACTTCTCACACCAAGCAACAAGGCCTGTAAGTTCCTCATCATTGATTTCAGACCAATTTGGTTCTACTTTAATTCTGCTCACGTTTCTTCATCCGTTCTAGTCGTTTCGCTTCTCTTTTTGCCTTATTCAAATGATACATACTGGCACGTTTATTAAAAGTTAAACCCTCTAAATGGTCTATCTCGTGCTGTATAACTCTTGCAGTAATACCACTTGGTTGATTTTCAATCCGTGTTCCATCTGCTTCATAATATGTAAGTTTTATAGTCTTGGGTCGTTTAATAGTAATAAAGTAGTTTGGAAAACTCAAACAACCTTCTATCATATATTCTGTGCCTTCTTCTTCTACTATCTCATAAGATGGATTGATGAATGCGTGTTCAATATCCTCACCCGTACCAAGAACTATCACCCGTGTATTCACATCTATCTGAGGAGCAGCTAAACCAATACCGTTATTACTTTTTCGTATTTTTTGCATCCGGTATATTAACTCACCGACATCCATAAGTGGGTTTTCAAAGTTCCAGGCCTCTGCTACTTTATACAGTGCTGGGTGTGGGTCGTAAACTAGGTTCATGATATCATCCTACTAAAATTGTTCTGCTTCTGAAAAACTATACTGTTCTCAAACTTATCAACTGGAATATCGGGTTTATGTGATACTAAAAATACATTCTCGTCTGATAATGATTTTAATATCTTTAGAAACTCATCCGTACCATTGGTATCCAAACTTGAATCAAATATCTCATCCAATATCAATAAATTTGTATTGGTTGAGTTTTTCATCTTGGCTATCTGTCTCCAAGTAAATAGGAGGGCCAAGTCAATCCGCATCTTCTCACCTTCACTAAAATTTGCATAAGAAAACTCATCACGATATCGAGAGCGGATTGTCTCATTGAACTCCTCGTCCAATTCAAACTTAACCTGAAACTCTAATTTATTTAGATACATATTGATAAAGTCATTCATTACCGGAAGGTATTTCCTGACTATCTTAGTTTTTATACCAGAGTCCTGTAACAGTTGTTTAGCTATTATATAATAATTCTGGTCCGTTGTCAAGGAATTTTTTTCCTTCTCGACAACTTTTTTATCTTCTTGATATATCTTCAGTTTGGTTCTATCTTCTGCTAACTCAGCATCTATATTAGAAATGTTTTTCATTTCACTTACTAGTTCATCATTAAATCTTTTCAAGGCTTCCATAGATGTACGTTTCTTTGCCGTGTCTACTTCTATATCAACATACTCAATCTCTTGCGTATCCATCTGTGTCAATCGCAAATTCATTTCTTCTATGGCTTCAGAATTTGTCGTTATCTTATCACTTCTTTTTTCAATTTCGTGTTCCTTAAATACAGTATCTATGTGCTGATGGCAAGTGGGACAATCATCATTATCGTGAAACCACTTTATCTCGGTTCTCATTCTACCTGCATTTATACTCAACTTATCCCGAACTCTTACAAACTCTGATTTCTCTTTATGTAACTCCTTGGCCTTTGGAAATACATTTACAGTCCAGTCATTCACTTCTTTATATAACTTTTCTATTTCTTTAGAGTTTTTTACAATCTTCTTTTCCATTACATTTTTAGATGTCTTACTCTTTTCTCTTATCTTACCTATATGATCCGATGTCATAGAAATTTTAGTATCTAACAAATCAAACTCATGTGATAAGTCTGACTGACGTTCTTTCAATGCCTTTGCTTTCTGTTTCAGTATCCAATTCATCAAAGAGAATATTTTGATATCCAATATTTCCTCTACAACTTCACGGCGTGCTTTAGCAGTGAGTTGCATAAACGGAACAAACGATGACGAACCCAACATAACTACCTGTGTAAAGGACCTGTAGTTTAGTTTGAGTATATTGTTTTCAAGATGCTTTTGATAGTCCCTTGAACTAGCATCCTGATTCAACATCTTATCATTCACATAGATTTCAAACCGAGTAGGTTTGATACCACGAATAATATGATACTTCTTACTACCAATACTGAAATACACCTCAACAAGACAACCACGTTCATTTACTGAGTTTACCAACTGGTCCTTCTTTATACCTCGAAAACCTTTCCCAAATAGTCCAAAGGTCAGAGCATCTAACATCGTAGATTTACCTGACCCGTTTTCACCAGTTACTAGTGTAGTCGAATATTTATTTAAAATTATTTCTGTTGGGGTATTGCCGGTACTGAGGAAGTTCTTCCAGTTTACTTTTTCAAATACTATCATTCTTTCTCGTTTGCCTCAAATTTTAGATTACCAGACATAGAAATCCTTTCTACATCAGATTTAAAATCATTAACATAATGTTCTAGCCATGAAGGAAATATAATCAGGTCTTCTACCATAGGCATATATGACCAGTTGCTAATTGCCCTGGGCATAGGAACATTGAAATTAAAATTTATCATTCCAGGTCCAAAGTTATTATGAGTAAGACCCCTTTCTTCATTTTCTATTCTTATCTCGTCTGGTACTTGTAAATATATTATAAATGATAAATCTCCTTTGTGAGTATGTGGGGGATTGTATTCTCCTGGGCCCTGATAATTAATCCACATTTCATGTATTTCAAAAGACGTTCCAACTTCAAAGTTTCCATTCCAATGGAGAGCGAACTGGTTTAAATATTCAGATAGATGAGGTTTAAATAAAGGATTAAACCATTCTTCAGTATCTTTATAATAGTATTCATGCTCTAGTTGGCCAGCTAAATATTTTCTATGGTCTTGATTTAGTGCCTTAGCCTCGTTACCTTTTTCTAAAAGTAAACTTACGAAATCTTTTTCAACTTCTGACTTCCATACAAAGGGGCCCCAGTATCTAAAATAACTCATTCTTCCTCGTTTGCCTCTACATATAATGTTTTCAAAAGATTATTCAATTTCTTTTTATCCAATCCCTGACTATCAATCTCGTCCACATATCTCTGTAGCAGACTAATAGTATCTTCCATTTCTTCAAAATGTTCCTCTGTTAAGTTTTCGTGGTCAAGGTCACTGAAGTCCTCAACTATTCTCAATTCGTGAAAGTTACCTTCATTATAACATCTATCTACAAATCTGTCAAAGGTATAAAAGTCATTCTTTTTAACTACAAATAATTTTACATAAGTTTTTTCAAATTCAGCGATATCCATATTGAGCATATCGTTAGTATCATCATAGAATATCTTTTTGAATAGTTTATTTGGATTCTGATGAAACTCCAACTCTCTTGTTTCTGTATCTAGAATATGAAACCCCTTGGCACTAGCGTAATCTGACCAAGTTATCTCGTAGGGTGCTCCTAGATATCGTATCTGTCCATCGTCTTGCTGTTGATGAAAATGTCCAGAAAATACTCTTTCATACCCTTTGAATATGTCTCTGGAGATTCCATCATCACAATAAAACCCTGGGATCATTTCACTACCGTTTAGGGGTAGGTGTCCAAATGCGAAATCTGCTTTAGTTTTTTGTATCTTACGAATACACTCGGAATATTTCTCTGGACATATCCAGGGTGTCATCAATATATCAAGACCATCAAAGTTTATAACTTCTGGTGTGTCTTTATATAGGTGTATAGGATATTCTCCTAGTGTTAGTCCTACAGAATTAACATCGTTGTTATTCTTGAAATAACAATCGTGATTTCCTAGTAGCATATGTAAGTCAACACCCATTTCGTAAACGGGATTGAAGAACATCTCTTTTGCTAGTTTAAGAGTATGAAAATTAGTATAGCGCCGGCGGTCAAAGCAATCGCCCAAATGAACGACCGCATCAATCTTTTCCCTTCTACATATTGGGAAAAAAGCGTCTTGGTAGAATCTCCGTTGATATTCCGCAAATTGAATATTATCATTTTTTGCTCCAAAATGTGTATCTGTTATTAGGGCAAGCTTCATCTCATCGGTGGTCCTAGAAACCAAATGACCGCTGAATATCGAGTACCTTTCGTCACAGGTGCAACTCTATGTTCCATAAATGATGGAAACACAATGACTTGTCCCGTTATTGGGTTTTCAAAGGGTTGCTGTTTCACACCCTTTCCTTTATTATAAGTCATCACTTCAAATTCTCCTCCTTCAAAACTATCATTCAATAATATTGTCATACTCAACTTTCTAACCTTTTCGTGGACCCAGGGATTGTCTGGTTGATTATATTTTGACAGATGGTCATTGAAACCATCTCTATGCCAACTATAAAATCCACCCTTTTTATATCGAGTTATCTGTGCTGATTCGGCAGATGTAATATCGTAACGCCACCCAGCATCTTCATTAGCCCGTAACATATAAGGCCATATCAAATCATACACCCATTGTTCATTTGTCCATGCAATGTCACTTATTCTTGTTTTAAGGTCTGATTTAAAATCAGCCTGGCGGCCTGTCTTTCGTTCTTCGGGTGAGTGGTCTTTCTTTACATCAACAGCAGAAGCTTCCCATGATTTAGACGCAAGACGTTTCAACTTATTACAAGTTTTAACATTTATCGGGTCATTAAAGAAAAACCATTCATTTACAGTATTCATCTATCTCCGGTCCCATCCCGGGAGGAAAAAAACATAGAAATAGTAAATCTATAAAAGGGTGCATGGAGAGTTGCAGGTCGTACCGAATGAGAATGTTCTCCAGTAAAATGTACTAAACGATTTGGTCTATACTCTACTGCCCTTTCTAATTCTAAATTATCAGCAGAATAAAACATAGTTTCTCCACCCCATTCTCGTTTCCATTCTAAAGCTGGATAATACAAACATACATCGTAATATCGTTCGGGATCAGGCGCTGACAATACAGCCCCGTCCACGTTATGTGTATGCTCAAAATGTGTTTGGCCTGGAATAGATAAGTTTACAATCATCTTCGCTAATGTCTTATTATGAATTTTCTCACCTGCTGGACTAGCATCTAATTTTTCTCGTATTTGCAATATTTCCTGATCCGCTTGAGAATATTCTGAATGTAAACATAGATACTCGCTGTGTTCTGGTATAGTATCATCTCGCCACCCCACTTTATATAAAGAAGTTTTTACAAAGTTCCAAACAAAACAAGAATAGTTGTAGGGAAACGCATTGTCATAGACAGTAATCAATCTGGATCATCCGAAAAACTATATTTCTCTAGGAACTCATTATATTGTGCTTGATACAATGACGCCTCATCGTGGTCTTGCACGACAATCATTTCTTCTATATTAGAGCGTTTCAATAGTTTATCTTTTATTTTAGATTGTTTCTTTTCTTTAGTTATTCTACGAATAAAAGCAAAGTAAATAATCTGTGTGAAATAAGCAAACGGGTTGTTCGACTTCTCTGGATTGAAATTATTTATATACTGCAAACAATTCTCAATACCATCAGATATCATTTCTTCTTTATATGTGTAGTTAATAAAGTTTGGACGATAAGATAGATGATTTGCTATCTTTAGAAAACACTCTCCAATATAGTTGGGAACCCTTGGCTTGGGTTCTCCTGCGGCCTCTGCATCGCTTACCATCTGTTTGAATTCCACCATTGCAGCGAGGAACTCCTTGTTATTCACATAGTGCGGTTTCTTCTTCTTCTCGGCGTGTGTTGCCATAGGAATCTCCTATGAAACATAATCTCCAAATAATCCAATAATAACTTCTACAGCATCGTCTAAGTTATCTAAACGCCATGCGGCATTACATTCGATTAGTGGGTGTTCCATTATTTGTTTATCGTCTGAAACAACTATCAACGGTTTCTTCAAACCAATACTCCAACCTATCTCTATGATAGTCCCAATACTGGGCCTACGGTCATTCATTTCTTTGGGAAGATATGCTAACACTAAATCACTGGACTCTGTATCAAGCCAATTCTTGGCGTTGATAGCACGTGGATCACTCCACATCTTATCAACAGCTCCTGGTGATGTATAAGTCATACCCTCCTCAATAGGTTCACACCTTAAAGGGGATATGCCAACAATGTTATGGGGCAACTGGAGTCCTACTTCATGTCTCCAAGTTGTTGCTTCATCTTCGGTCAAGCCAGCAATTGGGCCAGCAAGATAAATGTACTTCTTCATACTCATAATAATAAATGCCTTTTTTGTTTAGACAGTTATCATTATATATGGTTTATTCATCCTTGTCAAGTTTTTCTAACTCAGCTTCGATTAAAGCCTGCACAAATGCTTTAGGTGTTATTTCACTATTAACTGCCGCAATAATAAACTCTGCCATTTGTATTTCTTTTTCAATCCAAAACTTCTTTCTTCTTAATTCTTCTAACTGATATTCATAACTATCCAGTTCTTTTTGCTTACGAACTTTATTTTCAATTATATCGGTAATACTTACAATTTTTTTATCAAAAGCACTTGACATTTTTATGAGCGCCTAGTATAATGGAGTGTGTAGGGTGTGTTAATAAAAGTCTTTAATGAAGTTTATCTTTATTAGGAGGACGGAAATATAATACATTTGCATCATTATCAAATCTATCATCATCTTCAGTAATCTTACCCAAGGCAGATTGAAGCTCTGATAAATCAGCGTTATCATCAGCTAATTCTGCAACAGCTTCTTGGAGATGTTTCATTTTAGCTAAGGCTTCATCTTCAGTTTCAATTTGGTTCTGTTCTTCTATCATTAATTTAGTAACAAGATGTTTGTAATAGAATCTGACTTCGGGAGCTAAATCACCCATACTAAGAATACGTTTCTTAAATATAACAAACTCCTTATCATTAGTAAAGTTCATCCACCGGCCGAACCCAGTATGGTCAACCATCTGTTGGTTTTCTTGGTCAAACTCGCGAGTTGTTTTAACAGCGAAAGGTCTTTCTATAGTCAACGCATCAGCATATTCTTCTACGACTTTGCATATAACATCTGCACCGTCTACAAGTTTGAGAACTTTATAAACACCGTTTTCTGGTTGTTCCATACTTATTATTTATGTTCTTTTAGTTTCACGGGAATGATGTCATAATCAAATCCCTGTGTGTTGTAAATATCTATTCTTTCTTTTAGATGCTTTAGGGTATAGTTTGCTTTATTACCCCTAGACATATCATCAGCAATATCAAAGATTTTCAACTCATCTTTATCGTCTGCTACTCTCAGTCCCCTCCCTATTGACTGCAACACTTTGATTTGCGACTTGTATGGTGATGCAAATATAATGTTGTGTAGTCTCTTTATATTGATGCCTGTTGAGAATACACCATACGATGCAAGTATAATAGCATTCTTTCCATTCTCTACATA